GTGACTGGATTGCCGCCGAAAGGCAGCGCCAGGTCCGGCAGTGGGAAGCCCGAAACCGCTGAACTGAAGAAAGGAAATCGTCATGGCTCAAAGTCTTTTGACCATCGACATGATCACGTTGAAAGCCCTCGAAATCCTCGAGAACAACCTGGTCATCACCCGCAACATCAACCGCCAGTACGACAGTTCTTTTGCCGTCGAAGGCGCCAAGATTGGCGACACGCTGCGTATCCGCCTGCCGGATCGCGCACTGGTCACCAACGGCGCCGCGCTGGGCGTCCAAGAGGTCAACGAGCAGTACACCACGCTGACCGTCGCCTCGCAGAAGCACATCGGCGTGAATTTCACGTCTGCCGAAATGGCTCTGTCGTTGGACGACTTCGCTGACCGTATTCTCAAGCCGCGCGTGTCGCAGCTTGCGGCCAGCATCGACGCCGACGTCGCCAACTCGTTCCAGAACATCTTTCAGTCGGTCGGCACCCCCGGCACGACGCCTGCTACCAGCCTGGTGCTGCTGCAGGGCCAGCAGAAGCTCAACGAGGCGGCCGCGCTGATGTCGCCGCGCTACGCGACGGTGAACCCCGCCGCCAACGCCGGCCTGGTGGAAGGCATGAAGGGCCTGTTCAACCCGACCTCAACCATCTCCCGCCAGTTCAAGAACGGCATGATGGGCGAGGGTGTGCTGGGCTACGACGAGATCAACATGTCGCAGTCCATCAAGCAGCACACGACTGGCTCGCGCACTGGTGCGCACACCGTGACGACCACCGTGTCGTCGCAGGGCGCCACCACGATTGCGATTACCGGCACGGGCACGCAGGTCATCAAGAAGGGCGACGTCTTCACCATCGCTGACTGCTTCGCAGTGAACCCGCAGACCCGCGAGTCCACTGGTTCCCTGCAGCAGTTTGTGGCGACGGCCGATGCGACGGCAATTGCCGGCGCGTACACCGTCAGCGTGAGCCCGGCGATCTACACCTCGGGTCAGGCGCTCGCAACGGTGGACTCGTTCCCGGTGTCCGGCAAGACGGTCACGTTCCTCGGCTCTGCCTCCACGCAGTACCCGCAGAACCTGATCTACCACAAGGACGCCATCACGTTCGCCACGGCGGACCTGCTGCTGCCCAACGGCGTGGACATGGCCTCGCGCAAGGTCCACAACGGGATCAGCATGCGGATCGTCCGCCAGTACGACATCAACAACGACCGCATGCCGTGTCGTATCGATGTGCTGTACGGCTACAGCGTGATCCGGCCGCAGATGGCTGTCCGTCTCTGGGGGTGATTGACCATGTCCTACACCAAGCCAATTGGTGTTGCGTACACAGACCAGGATCTTGACGACTGCGCACTGGGGGCACTCCCCAGTGCCGGTGGCAAGATCGCGTTCTACGGCGCGACGCCCGTCACTCAGCGTGCGGCAGCGGTGCAGGCGGCTTCGGTCGTCAGCGCCTCGTCGTACATCACTGTCGGCAGCAACCTTGCGGCGTGGGCCGCCGAGGTGAATGCCACTCTCACGGGCCTCGGCCTGTGGAAAGGTGCCGCGTAAGCGGCAGAGAGGAACATCATGTCTGCATCCAGTCTCGAAGCTCCAAAGATCGGTGATGGCGAACAGATCGGCGACGGTAACACCGCCGAAACCCTGAACGTCGGTCGCTCGGGTCAGCCCGTTGCTCTGCAACCGTCGGCCACCGGAAAAATTGGCGTTTATGGCGCCACGCCGGTCGTCCAACGCGCTGCGGCCATCCAAGCTGCGTCCGTTGTGTCGGCATCGTCCTACATCAGTGTGGCGTCCAACCTCGCTGCCTGGGCCGCCGAAGTCAGCGCAACGTTGACCGGCGTTGGCCTGTGGAAGGGCGCGGCGTAAGCCGTCACTGACACATGGCCAAGGTTGTCTTCTGCGTTCCGACCATCAAACGCCCGTACCAGCAGTGCTTGGACAGTCTGGAGGCGTCCATCCCCCTCATCAAAGCCTCTGGCTGGGACGAGGGTATGGTCAACGAGGTAGGCAACCCGTACATCAGCGCGGCACGGGCAACCATGCTGCGCAAAGCGCTGGACGCCAAGGCAGACGTGATCGTCTTTATCGACCACGACCTGTCTTGGCGGCCAGCCGATCTGCTTACGCTCATCAACACTGAGGGCGATGTCGTCGGCGGAACCTATCGGTTCAAAGCTGACGAGGTGTCCTATATGGGCACCATTCACAGCACGCCTGCCGGCACACCCGTTGTACGGGCCGATGGCGCAATCAAAGCGCGACTCCTGCCCGCAGGGTTCCTCAAGGTCACTGCGGTCGCTGTGGACCGTTTTATGACCTCCTACCCGGATCTGTGCTACGGCGAGAAATACCGCCTGAGCGTGGATCTGTTCAACCACGGCGCGCACAAGGGCCTGTGGTGGGGCGAGGACTACGCTTTTTGCCGGCGCTGGGAAGAATGCGGCGGCAATGCCTGGCTGGTGCCGGATCTGCAGCTTGACCACCACAGCGCGGACAAATCGTACCCGGGCAACTTTCACATGTACCTGCGTCAGCAACCTGGAGGCGACCTGTGCCCCTGATCTACATGGAACACCCGCGCCACGGCCAGAAGATCGCCACGATGGAGGCCGAGGCAGAATACGACGAACAAAACGGTTGGCAGCGGTATACTCCGGGTGAGCCCGACGAGCCCGGGGATGACGCCGTTGTCCCCATGAACCACATGCTCGGGAGGCGCCGTCGCAAGGAGCCCGAGCATGTCCACGACAGCCGGTGACCAAATCTATGCCGCGCTGCGGCTGATCGGTCAACTGGCCGAGGGCGAAACCCCATCGGCCGAAACAGCGCAGGACGCGCTGGCAGCGTTGAACCAGATGCTGGACTCGTGGAGCATCGAGCGCCTGTCGGTGTTCTCCACGCAGGATCAGGTGTTCAACTGGCCTGCAAACGTCTACGAACGCACGCTCGGCCCCAGCGGGGACTTCGTTGGCAACCGCCCGGTGTTGCTGGACGACTCCTGCTATTTCCGCGATCCAACGACGGGCATCAGCTACGGCCTGATGTTCATCAACCAGCAGCAGTACAACGGTATTGCGCTGAAGACGGTGACGTCGACTTACCCGCAGAGCATGTGGGTGAACATGACGATGCCGAACATCACCATGACGGTGTACCCAGTGCCCACGCGGGAACTGGAGTTTCACCTCGTCTCGGTGCAGGAACTGTCGCAGCCCGCCACGCTGAACACGGTGCTGTCGTTTCCGCCTGGCTACCTGCGGTGCTTCAAGTACAACTTGGCTTGCGAGATTGCAGCCGAGTTTGGCGTTGAGCCACCGCCGACGGTGCAGCGCATTGCGATGGCGTCCAAGCGGGATCTGAAGCGGATCAATTTCGCTGACGACATCATGAGCCTGCCGTACAACCTGATCAACCGCCGTCAGCAGCGGTTCAACATCTACGCCGGCACGCCGTGAAGACGCCTATCCTCGGTGGGGCCTACGTCGCCCGCAGCGTTAATGCTGCGGCGAACCGCATGGTCAACCTGTTTCCAGAGGTTGTGCCCGAGGGCGGCAAGGAACCGGCGTTTTTGCAGCGGTGCCCGGGGCTTCGTCTGGTGGCGACCGTGGGCGAGGGCCCTATTCGTGGGATGTGGAAATTCGGGGACTTTCTGTACGTTGCTTCTGGCGGCAAGCTGTACCGCGTGGACGGCAACTTTGCCGTCACTGAGCTTGGCCTGATTAACGGCAGCGGGCCGGTGAGCATGGCCGACAACGGTATTCAGTTGTTCGTGGCCTGCAACCCCAGCGCGTTCATCTACAACGCCAACACGGGCGTGTTCGCGCAGGTCACAGATCCTGATTTTCCGGGGGCGGTCACTGTCGGCTATCTGGACAGTTACTTTGTATTTAACGAGCCCAACAGCCAGCGCGTGTGGGTGACCTCGCTGCTTGACGGCACTGCCATTGATCCACTGGACTTCGCCAGCGCTGAGGGCAACCCCGACAACATTGTGTCGCTGATGGTTGACCACCGCGAGGTCTGGCTGTTTGGAAACAACACTGTTGAGGTCTGGTACAACGCCGGCCTGGCTGACTTCCCGCTGGCGCGCATCGATGGCGCGTTTATGGAGACTGGCTGTCTTGCGCCATACAGCGTCGCCAAGCTGGACAACGCCGTGTTTTGGCTGGGCTCTGACGCCCGCGGCAACGGCATCGTGTACCGCAACCAAGGTTACAACGCCCAGCGCGTCAGCACGCACGCCATTGAGTGGCAAATTCAGCAGTACGGCGTGCTGAACGACGCCATCGGCTACTCGTACCAGCAGGATGGCCACTCGTTCTACGTGCTGGTGTTCCCGACCGCTCAGGCAACGTGGGTGTTTGACGTCGCCACTGGTGCGTGGCATGAAAGGGCATACTGGGACGGCGTGCAGTACCGCCGGCACCGCAGCAACTGTCAGGCGAACTTTGCTGGACAGGTGCTGGTGGGGGATTGGGAAAATGGGCGCGTGTATGCGTTTGATCCTGAGGTGTACGACGACAGTGGGGCCACGCAGCGGTGGCTGCGGTCGTGGCGTGCGTTGCCCACGGGGCAGAACACGCTGAAGCGCACGGCGCATCATGCGTTGCAGTTGGATTGCGAAAGTGGTATTGGCATCAATACCGGTCAGGGCAGTAATTCTCAAGTCATGCTCCGCTGGTCTGACGACGGCGGCCACACCTGGAGCAACGAGCACTGGGCCAGCATGGGCAAGCTCGGCGAGTACGGCAAGCGCGTGATCTGGCGCCGGCTGGGCATGACTACCAAGTTGCGGGACCGGGTGTACGAAGTCAGCGGCACCGATCCGGTGAAGATTGCCATCATGGGCGCGGAACTCTCCGCCACCCCGACGAGCGCCTGACATGGAGCTTGCGCCGCGCGTACCGTCGCAGCGCGACCCGCTGGTGGATCAGGGGGCGCTGACCACTCGCGCGTGGTTTCGGTTCTTCCAACTGCTGCAGTCGTCCATTGAGGACGCAGCGCTGCTGCAGTACACGGTGGTGCAGAACACCACCGGCTTCACGATTCCCAAGGGCACGGTTGTTGGCTTTGCGGGCGTCGGGTCAAACAACGTGCTGTCGGTAACGCCGTACCTAGCAGACGGCTCGTCGCCGTCGCTGTACATCCTAGGCGTCATGGCCGAGGAATTGCCCGACAGCGGCGCTACGGGCCTGTGCTGCGTGTGGGGCAACGTCAGCGGCATTGACACCAGCGCGTTCAGCGTGGGCGACGTTCTCTACGCCAGCCCGACGGTGGCGGGCGCGTTCACCAACGTCAAGCCCACGGCGCCAGACAACGTAATCCCCATCGCTGCGGTGCTGGTAGATAGCGCAACGGCGGGCGACATCTTCGTGCGGCCCACCATTGAGCAGCAGAAGTATTACGGCGAGTTCACCAAAACCAGCGACCAATCGCCCGCAGTCATCGACACGGCTTACGCGCTGACGTTCGACAACACCGAAATCGCCGAAGGCATCAGCATCGGATCGCCGGCGTCGCGCATTGTGGTGGTGCAATCGGGCCTGTACCAGTTTGACGCCACCGTTCAGATCAGCAGCAGCAGCAGCAGCGCCAAGACGGTTTGGCTGTGGTTCCGCAAAAACGGAACAGATGTCGCTAACTCTGCCAGGCTGGTGACGATCAACATCAACAACGGGTACACCGCTGTGTCTATAAGCGAGTTTTTCTCGCTGGCGGCAAACGACCGCATCGAGATCATGTTCGCCGCAAACGATACGGCCATCACGGTGGATAATGTCGCAGCCACTGCGTTTGCCCCAGCAGCCCCCGCCGTCGTGCTGGCGGTGAGCCAGATTCAACAGTGAGAGCATCATGAGCGTTTCGCTTTCCCCCTACGCTGGCGCCGGAGCGCAGTTCTTCGACAACAACGGCAATCCGTTGGCTGGTGGTAAAATTTTTACTTATGCCGCCGGCACGACAACGCCGCTAGCAACCTACACGGATTACACGGGCAACACGGCTAATCCCGTGTATCCGGTGGGCATCGTGCTGGACAGCGCCGGCAGGACGCCCGCGCAGATTTGGCTGACAGAAGGATCGTCGTACAAATTCGTGCTGGAAACGTCTGCTGGCGTCACGATCAAGACCGACGACAACATTTTTGCGTCGTTTGAGCTGGCGGTGGCGGTTGGCGTGCCGGTTGGTAAAGGTGGCAGCGGAGTCAACGAGAACATTGCCGTCGGGTTGACTGCGCTGGACAGCAACACCACGGGGTCGAACAACACCGCAGTGGGTTACAACGCCCTGACGGCCAACACGGACGGCTTCCAGAACACGGCGTACGGCTCGCAGGCGCTGGATGCCAATACCAGCGGGGATTACAACGTGGCCGTGGGCTACGATGCGCTGTCGGCGGCTACGACGGCGAACTACAACACGGGTGCTGGGTATCGAGCGCTAAACGCTGCAACAACGGGGGCGGGCAACACTGCGCTCGGCGCCGACGCGTTGCTGCTCAACCAAACGGGTTCAAACAACGTTGCCGTGGGCTACCAAGCTGCCGACGCATTCACCGGCAGTAATGTGGTTGCAATAGGCGCTGGGGCGCTGAGTTCTGTAACCACTGGCAGTAACAATACGGCAGTAGGAAAAGACGCGCTTCAATTGGTAAACACTAGCTCAGGCAACACTGCCGTTGGTTTTGAGGCTTTACTTAAAGCCACTAATAGCGGCAATACTGCAGTTGGAAAGCAAGCGCTTCGAGAGGTCACAGGCCTCGCACTTGGCAACACCGCGATTGGCTTTGAGGCCGGCAACTCGCTTACAACCGGCAGCAACAACACAATAATTGGCTACCAAGCTAACGCATCATCGCCAACCGTCAGCAACGAAGTCACCATTGGCGACGCCAGCGTGACCTCACTGCGCGTGCCTGGCCTGACGATGACTGTCGGCTTGAAGTGGATCAACAACGGCACGCACACTGTTGCGAACTTGCTTGCAAATGCTCCGGCCGCTACTGTTGGCGCAGGCGCACGGGCTTTTGTCACCGATGCCAACGCAACCACGTTCCACTCGATTGTGGCTGCCGGCGGGGCAAACGGTGTGCCGGTGTACAGCGACGGCACCGACTGGCGGATTGGGTGAGGTGAATCATGGCAAAAGTGTCGTCTGAATACTGGGCCTACAACGATCCGCGTTGGGCCAATGACCCGGCGTATGGCAACCCGGAGACCATGAAATATGTGGGTCCGTGGGAGCAGGTTCTGCAGGCAACGGGCTTCCGGGGAAAAGTGTATGAGCCCATGATTGAAATGCAGCCCGACCCAAACGGCGGTTTTATGCCGCTAGAAGTTGGGCAGCAATATACGCCTCAAGCCAAGGCGGCCATTGATAGCCTTCGCGCCTCTGGCTACGACCTTCGGTGGAAGCATCCCGACAAGCGCACGTTCAACACCTACTACGGCTTGGTGACGCCAAGCGGCGAGGTGGAAGACATCAAGATTGAAGGCTCCGATCTCGGCGACATGATCAAGCCCATGATCAAGGTCTTCGGCGCCGGCCTTGGCTTGGCGGGCTTGGGCGCGGGTATCAATTCGTTGCTGAGCGGCGCTGGGGCTGGCGCGGGCGCAGGTGCAGGTGCCGGCAGCGCGTTGGGAATTGCAGAGGCTATGGCGCCTGGCGTGATTGCGCCGGCAACCGCTGCGGAAATGGCGGGTGTCAATGCGCTTCTGGGGGGAACCGGCGGCGCACTGACCGCGGCGGACTTGGTGAACTTGCCGTCAGATGTTTTGGGGCAAACAACGTTTCCATCCCCGGTGGAAGCTGTTGATCTTTCAACTGGTGGCGGGCTTAGGAGTCCCATAACGGGACCGGGTTACGAGCTTGCGCCGTCAACCATTAGCGGCGGCCAAGGACTTCAACCATATACCAGTTCTTTGTCAACAGTTGGCATTACGCCCATAGATATTGCTCCCAACCTCGGCACGTCTCTTGGGGCCACGACGTCGGCACTGGACGCTGGGTTGGCCGCTGCCGGCACCGCCGCGGGCGGCCTTGGAGGTGCTGGTACTGCGGTAACTGGTCTTGGTGGCGGAGGCGGCGCTACTGTTCCCACCGCCGCAGACGTTGCTGCTACTGGCGCAACAGGCGCGACTGGCGCCGGCTTGAG